GTCTGCGGGCGATGGAGGGAATCCTTCATCGCCTTCCTGGCCGATATGGGAGAACCGCCAAGCCAGAAGCATCAGATCGATCGTATCGACTCGTCCGGCAACTACGAACCACAGAATTGCCGCTGGCTTTCCCCGACAGAGAATCTCAGAAACAGAAGATGCGTCAAACTCACCATGGAGAAGGCACGCGAGATTCGCCGGATGAAGTCTGAAGGAAAATCCAGCCGGGAAATAGCTGAGAGGTTCAATCTCCGCACCGGAAGTATCGACAACATCATACGCGGCAACCGCTGGAAGGAGGCCGCGCAATGATCACGCACTCGCCCGAGGTCCAGGAGGCTATCGGGCAGAAGATCGAGATGAGGAGGGGCGTAGAATGAGCGCCCTGGCAATCAATCAGATCATCACCATCGCCTCTCCCTCCTGCCGCCCGGTCTTGTCAAAGCAAGCAGATGCTCGCCGTTGGCGAGTCCATGAATCCTAAAGAAAGGGAATGGAGGCGCCGCGGGAGAAAAGCGAATACCCGTATCTACAGATCGCCGCCGGAGTCGAGCCAACCGTCTCCGGCACTGTGAAAGCATAGCGCAGCGTCGCGCTTTTTTGTAATGAGCCTTTTTACCTATAGGGAGGGGGAATGATCATCGACACAATACGACAAATCCAGCTCGATAATCTTATGATCCTCAACGCGATATTACAGCGCGTCCTGCACGTCGACCCGCGAAGGCTTTTCACGGCCTTCCTCGTGTTATGCGCCGTCATAGGTTTCTTCGCACCCATCATCAACGGAATCGTCATAACAATCAGAACGCGAAAGTCGAAGGTGGCGTTTAAGCGCGAGTGTAACACGGAGTTGCAAGCTAAGTACGAAAAGGTCTGTGCGCGGCTGATAGAAGAGCAGGAATTAAATGAGCGCGTGATCTCCGAGAACATCCGCATGGCGGGCCTGCTCGGGGAGGGCTTCGCGTTCGAGCACAATCATAACATTCGCGTTCGGCGTGAACTCGCGGAGCGAAAGGTAACAGGGGGATGAACGATAGGCCTCGTTATCCGTGGATCGTCGCGGAAGGCATCGCTGAGGACATCTGCAATCATCTGCGGCCGGGCTGCAAGCGCATCAAGATCGCGGGATCGCTTCGTCGCCAAAAGCCAGACGTGGGGGATATCGAAATCCTGTACATCCCGGTCATGCAGGAGCAGCCCGACCCCGAGGATCTCTTCCGGTCGATCACCGTGAGCCTCGCGGGCGGCCGGATTGACGGGCTGGAGCGAGCACGCATCCTGGGGCGCCGCCTAAACTCCAAGGGAAGCGAGATGTACGGCCCCAAGAACAAGCTCATGGTACACATCCCCTCCGGGATCCACGTCGACCTATTCACTGCAACGGAGGAGAACTGGTTCAACTACCTTGTCTGTCGCACAGGGCCGAAGGAATTGAACCTGCGCATCTGTATGGCAGCGATCGACCGCGGCTGGAAATGGAACCCCTACGGAATAGGTTTTTCGCGCGGGAGCGAAATCAGGAGGATGGAGAGCGAAGAGGCGGTATTCGAGTTCGCCGGGCTTCCCTACCGCCAGCCGAAGGACCGGATATGACGCGAGTCGGCGACGCCACGCTCTACACCGGCGACGTGCTCTCTGTGCTCGCGGGACTGCCCGAGGAGTCGGTCAATTGCGTCGTGACCTCCCCGCCGTATTGGGGCCTGCGGGACTACGGCACGGGCCAGTGGGAAGGCGGGAGCGCGGAGTGCGATCACCGGCGTATCGTGAAGGAGAGCACAGAGCACGAGAAGCGTGAGGGCTTCGCGGACCCTTTCCGAAACGGATCGGCGAGCGCAAATCATCGGGAAGAGCCGGCGGGGCGCGACTGCCCCAGGTGCGGCGCTCGTCGCATCGACGCGCAGATCGGCCTTGAGGCCACACCCGAGGAGTACGTCGCCAAGATGGTCGAGGTGTTCCGCGCCGTGCGCCGCGTGCTCCGCAAGGATGGAACATGCTGGATTAATTTAGGCGATTCGTATGTCGGAGGAGGGCGTGGCGGGATCGAAGGCGTCGGGCATGGGAGCCTCGAAGAGGGACGCTATCAGGGCGGGCAAAGGATCGGAAAGCCGACCGGGCGCATCGACGGCCTGAAAGCAAAGGACCTCGTCGGCATCCCCTGGCGCGTGGCGTTCGCGCTGCAGGCCGACGGCTGGTATCTGCGCTCTGCATGTCCGTGGATAAAGAGAAACCCCATGCCCGAGAGCGTGACCGACCGGCCCGCAACTGCCGTCGAATATATGTTCCTGTTTTCCAAGTCTGCGCGCTACTTCTGGGATGCCGAAGCCATAAAGAGCGAAGCGAGCAAGGCAACAAATGCCCGCATCTCTCAGAACCTCGCAGAGCAAGTCGGAAGCTTCCGCGCCAATGGCGGGAACAAGACAAACGGTCCCATGAGGGCGGTAATGGCAGGAACGACACGAAAGATATCCGAGGCCGGCTCGGGAATAGCCGCAAACCGCTCTTTCCAGGCTTCGCTCGCCCTTCCTGTCGAGAAACGCAATCGCCGCAATGCGGACTGGTTTATGGAGTCATGGCAAGGACTCCTGACGGACGAGGAGGGCGATCCACTCGCGTTTATTGTCAACCCGCTTGGATATAAAGAGGCGCATTTCGCCACGTTCCCCCGCAAGCTCGTGCAGCCATGCATCCTCGCAGGGTGCCCCGAGCACGCATGCCCGAAGTGCGGCGCACCGTGGGTCAAGGAAGTGGAGAAATCGGGCGGCTTGATCGGCAAGAGTTGGCATCCGCATGCGGCCTGCACCTGCGGCCTCCCGGCCATCGGCGGAACTGTCCTCGACCCATTCGGCGGCAGCGGAACCGTGGCCGAGGTCGCGCTGGAATACGGGCGGCGGGCAATCCTCATCGAGTTGAAGCCGGAGTACGTCGAGCTGCAGAAGCGCCGCCTCGCACCGGTCGCGGGCCGGCCGATGCTGGATTTTACGTCGCCACATTGTGGCGCGTCACGGGGCGAGCGATGAAAGGTGAGCGCCCTCTGTTCCCCCCGGAGCAACTGGTATCCGAGGAGACCCGCAAACGGTGGCGGGAGCGCTTGGCCTTCCTGAAGCGGCACGAGGAGCTCCTGGATGAGTACCAGCAGACGTTCGTCAACGACTGGCTCGCCAAGATCGACCGTGAGGACATGAACTTCAACCAGTCCAAGTTTATGAATCGGACGTTCCACAGAGCCGAGGAGGCTGTCGGATGAAAGGGCCAAGGGAGGGGACGTGACGTACATGAAGATCGTGGACTGGGACGGGGACTGAATGGCGAAAATTGATCTGTGCGGGAAATCAACAGCCGTATGCAATCAGCAGCTCTTTCAAGTTCTGCGCACTCCCGCGCAAAGATTCTCTTTCGTGCAGAAAATAACCACACCACACGACACACGCCACCTCAAAGCGTTGTTTTACCCCGCATATCTCCAGACGTTGTATTGGTCGATCATCCGTGAGAATGCCATCGCCATGGCAGATGAAAAATGCTCCGCCTGCGGATCTCCAAGAAATCTTGACGTCCATCATCGAAGCTACGCTTTCCGCGGGCAAGAGTTCCGCGCCATGAATTGTCTTGCCGTGCTCTGCCGCGCGTGCCATTCGAGCGGCCACCTGGATAGGTTGGCGAAATCTTATGAGGAAATAATGACCGCGACGTTGACGAATCTTGCGCTCTCGCACGCTATTGCCAGGCCGAAATCAAAAGCAAACCGAAACTATGATCCGCGCACAATTATGAACCTGAAGGAATACGGCGACATCCGGGGATATCAGGAGCCAGACAATGCCAGTGATTGAGATCGTCGGATGGGCCGAGCACTACGAGAATAATCGCACGCGCGAATTGAAGAAAATGGCGTGGGTCCCGATGCCGAATCGTCATGATGGGGATGGCTACACTAGGCTTCTGCACCATCCGAACGGGCCAGCTCATTTCGGCGCCTGGTGTGCGCTCGTGGAAGTCGCATCAAGGTGCGACATTCGCGGCACCCTCCTGCGGGGACATGGCGAACCTATCAATGCGGACAGTCTCGCTCGTATGACGCATATTCCAATCGAGGTGTGGGTCGAGGCCTTGCCACGGCTCGTAACTATAGGCTGGATAACGATGTATGACATCCCGCAGGAAGGTGCGGTGCTCCCGCAGGAAGGTGCGCCGGCGCCGCACCCTGGCGCGATGAAGGGAATGGAAGGGAAAGAAGGGAATGGAAGGAAGGGAACGGAAGAAGATTCAATGTCGGGCACCGATACGGTCCCCGACCCCGTGATGACTTTAGTAGACTCTCAGAGCAGGGAGAAGGAGCCAATACAATACTCGCAAGTCGTCGATTTTCTCAACCGCTTCGCTCACACGTCTTTCAGGGCTGAGGCGGAAGCTACCCGAAAACTCATAAAAGCCAGGTGGCATGAAGGATTCCGTCTCCAGGACTTTGAACGGGTCATCGAATCAAAGTGCGCTCAGTGGTTGCGCGATCCGAAAATGGTCGGCTACCTGCGGCCGCTGACGCTTTTCGGAACAAAGTTTGAAAGCTATCTGAATGAGGCCCCAATAGGAACGCCATGCATTGAGTGTGGGGTCAGAGGGTCGCACAAATATGATTGCTCAAAAAGTAAGACTGCGCAGTATGAGCGGGAATCTGCGCTCCAAGAAACACCCCCTGACACGTTCGAGGACGACATCCCCGGGGATCCCGCGGCGGGGGAAAAGAGCAAGGAGGAAATAGATGAACACGCACGACCTTGATGCGCTGGCGCGGTTGGTTGATGCGGCCGACGCCTATTCCGCGGATCAGTCAGGAGCAACTGACAAACGCTGTGGACTTGTACAGCCCATCACGGTGGCCGAAGGGCAAGAGCTGAACGATGCAATGGCTGCGGCCCGCGCCATCCTCGCCCGCGCCGAGCCGGGGGAGGCGGGGGAATGGATGGGGCCGTGGAAGTGCAAGGAGTGCGGACGAATCGACCTTGGTGGTCGCGTCACTATGCCGGACGGAAAAGGTGGCTTCTATCACAAGCACGGCAGGACATGGGGAGAGTGTTACGGCGAGTATGTTCCCTACGATCGGAGGCACCCCGCCCCCTCTCCCCCCGGCGCGCTGCGGGACGGCATGGAGGAATGTGCGGCTTGCCGCGGGGCAGGATATTTGCCGAAGGGGCCGGATGCTGGCGGCGAGAAAAATCTCGGTAATGTCAGCTTGGAATGCGGTGGCTATTGCGATACCTGATCGTGGTCGAGGCAAGCGAAGGAGGGAAGGGATAGCAATGATTGAGCCCCGTGAGTCCGACATCGGGCGCGACATCATGCAGTACCTGCGCCTCCGCCACATTCCCGCGATCCAGACGCACGGCCTCCATTATCTGCCAGGCGGCGGAGTGCGCATTGTGCGGCCTCATCGAAAGGGCGCGCCTGATATCATTGGTTGCATGCCAAAGACCGGGCGGATGTTCCAAGTCGAGGTCAAAGGGCCCGACGGAATTGTGAGCGCCGATCAGGAGCAGGTCATGCGCGAGTTTCGCCAGGCAGGCGCGCTGGTGTTCGTCGCGCGCTCCGTGCAGGACGTGGCGGACGCGATAGAAAAGGCGGGACCTTGAACTTGAACAATTCCAGATTCATGTAATACTCCCTCGCCGCAGCATTGGTAAGTCGGATGCGGTGGTGTGCGCGGAACTGGCGAAACTCGACGGGAATTTGAAAATCCATCGCAGCCAGTATTTATTGACAGGATGAAAGATTATTTGGGCCAGGCCTGGCCTGGCGAGGCGAGGCCAGGCAGGGCGAGGCGAGGCGAGGACGGTTCGGCGGTTGAACCCAAAGCGGCCATAATTTCGCGGCACACCGGGGGGGGGAGTGAATCGACGAATCTTAAAACTGTGCGGGGACGCCGAGCTTGACCGCTACATCTGGGAGCAGGCTCGGCGCCATTTCTCCAACGTTGAAGATCAGAAAGACGCGCATTCGGAAGCATGGATGAAACTCTGTGAACTCAAGAATCCTCCGCTCGGCGATGAAGCCCGACGTTTTGCATATCAAAAAATAAAGAACCGCTACGATCGGATTCGCTATGCCCGGCTGCATTCACGCGATCCATGATGCTATCAATCCGAACATAAATCCGAACACGACTCCCAAAAAATCCGAACGGATAGGGTGAGAGGGCGAAATGATGGGGGCCAGAACCCCGGGAGCGCTGACTTCCTCCCAGCGCTCCACATTTCGCCAGCCGGGAGGGTTACCCTGGGCCGCATCGCAGAACTTGGAAAACTGACGCCGCGCGAATCTCGATTCACCATGCATTACCTGCATGGCCTGTCACTGGCCGATGCCTATCACCTGATCAGCCCGGAAGTCAGCGTCGAGAATTGTAGCAAGGCCGGCAGCCGCATGCTGAAGCGCATAAAAAAAAAGTTGTCTGGCCTTCTGTCCTCGACTCCGCGGACCTCGGCGAGCTCCGTCTTGCACGTGAGCTCAATCGGATGCTCCGCGCGAAGATCACAAAATACTACCAGGACAAGTCGCTCGGCGATCATACGGACAACGCTACTCGCATGCGCGCTGTTGAGCTTCTTGCCGATTTCCATGGCAAGCGCAAGGCAGAGCTCGACGTTCACGTCGATGTCGTCGAGGTCGTTCCTCCACCGAAGCCAGGAGACGAACCCACTGAAGATTGATTTCTCGCGTCTTCCCGAGGTCATCAACCCTGTCTACTACCCGCTGCTCTGGGACGCCAAACGTTTCAACGTGCTCTATGGCGGTGCGGGATCCGGGAAGTCGGTATTCGCGGCGCAGCGCTACGTCTACCGCATGGTGACGAAGCGCGGGCATAACATCATGGGTGTATGCAAGGTCGATAAGGCGAACCGCGACAGCACCTTCGCGCAGATGAACCAGGTCATCAATATGTGGGGTCTGCGTGATGTCTTTCATGTAACAATCAACCCGCTCTCGATCACCTGCAAGCACAACGGCAATCAGATGTTATTCCGCGGGCTTGATGATCCCGAGAAGCTAAAGTCGCTCACATTCGTCACCGGGCCGCTCACGGATATCTGGGTCGAGGAAGCGAGCGCGATCACGCCCTCCGATGACAGACAGCTCCGCCTCCGCCTCCGCGGTCACGCGGCCGTACCGAAGCAGGTCACGTATACGTTCAACCCGATTGATGCGATGCACTGGCTCAAGGGCCGCTTCTTCGACAATCCCCTGGCGCCAGAGCGCGCGACGGTGCTGAAGACCACATACAAGGACAACGCCTGGCTCGCGCCCGATGATCGAGCGGAGCTCGAGGCTCTCAAAGATGAGGACCTCACGTATTATCAGATCTATGCCCTGGGTGAGTGGGGCGTCATCGGCAATGTTGTGTTCTCTAATTACGTGATCGAGGATTTCCCGCTAGACTTGGCGGATTTCGATGCCATCTACCAGGGACAGGACTATGGCTTCAATCACCCCTTCGCCTTCGAGCTTGTCGGCATGAAGGACAACGAGCTGTACATCTTCGACGAGGTCTACGAGCGGCAGCGCACGAACGGGGAATTGATCCAGGACTCGGGAATCTACTTCGAGAGCCGCCAGATCCTCAGCCGCGTGAAGAATGCCTCGACCACCGCGGACAGTGCGGAGCCGGATCGCATCAAGGAATGGCGGCAGTCGGGCTGGAATGTGATTGCCTCGAAAAAGGGCCCGGGCAGCGAGAAGTTCGGGATCGACTTCATGAAGCACCGCAAAATGCATATTCACAAGAGCCGCTGCCCGGGCATCGCCGCGGAGATCCCGCTTTTCAAATACCGGGAGGACAAGCACGGCAACGTCCTCGATGAGTTCGTGGACTTCAAGAACGATGGGATCGCAGCCGTCCGCTATGCGACGGAGTCGATTCACAGACCCAGGGGGGCCCATATCGGATGGGCGTGAGATCGGCATTGCGCGGAGTCAGGAATGTTATGCGTGGCTTGGCGGCGATCGCCAAGGATGCAAGCGCGAGCACGATCACCTACAAGCTGGACGACCCGCGGCTGAAGAAAATCTTCTCGCGTGACGACGATTCCAGCCTCACAGATCCATATTCGCAACTCTCGACGTTCTATGCCTGCGTGAACGCCAAAGCCGCAATCGCCCAGGTCCCTTTTGTAATCAAGAAGCTCGGCACCGACACCGTCATCGAATCGGGAGGGATAGTTGATCTGTTCGCTCATCCGAACCCTGCGCTCTCGCGCTTCCAACTCTGGGAGGCGATTATTATTTCTCTCGAAAACAAAGGTGAATGGTTCATCATCAAAGACCGGGAGGTCGGGTCGGACGGGGTCCCTGCATTTCTCTGGCCGGTTGATCCCTCTTCGATGGAGCCCGCACGGCTTGGCGCGAAGACTGGCCCATGGGTCGGATGGTGGATTCAGCGGGGCGGCAGGCGCGTGTTCCTTGATCGCGCAGAAGTCCTGTTTGATAAATACCTGAATCCAAAAGACGATATCCGAGGGCTCGCACCCATGTCCGCCGCGCGCCTCAGCGCTGAGAGCAGTTATGATGCGCTGCGTTATAACCGCAACTTTTTCAAAAATGATGCGACTCCATCCCTAGTCTATTCTTGGAAAGACATTCTCACCGATGAGCAATATCGGCAGGAGAGGGAGCGCTTGGTCGACAGCAGGAAAGGCGTGCAGCATGCGCACCGCGCTGCACTCGTCGACGGCGGCGCCGACATAAAGCAACTCGGCCTCTCTCAGCGGGACATGGAGTTTATCCAGCAGTTCAAACTGACGCGCGATGATATCTGCATGGTCACGCGCGTTCCGAAATCTATGATCGCGATCAATGAGGATGTCAATTATGCGAACGCTCTTGCCTCCCGCCGCGGATTCTGGACAGACGTTGAAGTCCCGATCATGGTCCGCATCGAGGATAAAATCAATAGCGAGCTTCTCGTGCCGCTCGGGTTTGAGGGGTATTTCGACAGGCAACAGATTGATGCTCTGAACTGGGCATGGCTTGAAAAAATAGAGAGCGGGGTAAAGTTGATTGCCATGGGCTTTTCACTCAATCAGGTCAACGCACGCCTGCAACTCGGATTTGAAGAGGTTCCCTGGGGGGATGAGCCTCGGCCGCAATCACCCACCCTCCCTGCGCCAACACCCACGAAGGCAATCCCCGCGGCGTTCACTGATGCACCGGTCTTGCGGCTCACGAGCGACACCGAAGAGAAGGCCTCACGGTCCAGGGCATGGACGGAGATCAACGGCAAGGCCTCGCCGATGGTCGTGAAATGCGGTCAGGATATCAAGGGCTATTTCCATGACGCCGCGGTGAAGCTCTTCAAGAAGATTCTGAAGGCGCAGCGCGCGGCCGTCGTGAAGATGGGCGAGATCGATCCCGGCATTCTCTCCGACATTTTCTCCGACGAGGAGCTCGGCAAGATCGTCACGCAGTGGACATCCCTCGCGCTCGAGACCGGTGCGGGCACTATCGTTGCCTCTACGTTTGATCTCGCCGACCCGCAGGTCCTCGCCGCGATTCAGCGCCATACCTCGAAGGTCGTAGAAGTCAATGCCACTGTGCGGGAGAAGCTGCAGAACGTGATCCGCGATACCACGGCGCAATCAGTCGCCGAGGGTATGACCGAGCAGCAGACCGCGGATCTGTTGGTCGCAAACATCAAGGAGCAACTCGGCGAGTTCGACCGGCACGCACGCACGATCGCACGGACAGAAGTGCACGGCGCCTATTCTGAAGGCCGCTATGAAGGCATGAAGACGACCTTCCCCAAAGCGAAGAAGTGGATATCCTCACGGGACGCAAAAGTCAGGGACACCCATGCGAATCTCGACGGCAAGGTCGTGCCCTGGGATGAGGCATTCGCCAACGGACTGCAATACCCGCTCGATCCCGCGGGCGATGCTACTGAGGTCATCAATTGCCGGTGCATCATGATACCGGTTTATGAGGGGGAGAAGACCCTGGACATGGAACCCAACGAGAACGCCGAGGATTCTGAGACTGATTTTGCAATCGTTCGCGACGCCGATGGCAGGCTGGCGGGAATCCGCACGAAGCAGACCGCGCCTGCCCATGTAATCAATCTTCGGGTGAACTTACCATCGAGTGAGTCAATCGAGGGTTCATTCGAGATTGAGCGAGACTCCGACGGACGCGCGAAGGGAATGAGAGCGAAGGGGAAAACCGATGGCGCATGAGATCAAGGTATCGACCACCGCGGCAAGCGCGAAGGCGGATGCATGGGGCGCCGCGATGAATAGCGGGAAAATCAGGCTCTACCAGGGCACGAAGCCCGCGACGGCGGATACCTCACTCGGCGCCGCGGTCCAACTTGCCGAAGGAACATTCGGCAACCCCGCATTTGTCGCGGCATCGAACGGACTGATCACGGCGAACGCCATAGCGAAAGAGATCGACGCCGATGTAACTGGCACAGCGCAGTTCTATCGGCTTTTCAAGGCCGACGGCGCGACGGCGATGGGCGATGGCACATGCGGGATAACTGGCAGCGGATGTGATTTGGAGATGCCTACTGTTTCCATCGTCCAGCATGGAGAAGTTCTGTTCCCGACGTTCACGCATCAGGAGGCGCTCGGATGATCGACACGCGTGACAAATTGATTGCAGCTCTCGCCGCTGGAATAAAGATGGACCTATTCAAGCCCTCCCTCACCTCCGAGGGCGCGGGCCTGTGGCACTCGCTCTGGAAGGCCGCCGGCTGGCCTCCCGCGGCATCCACTCCCCCGGCCTACACGATCGGCTCGGGCTATGTGCCGACAAAGGCGACGATCGGCGCTTTCAATTTCGGCAATCCCGTGGCCCCCGCATTATCCTATCTCCTGCAGATGATCATGGCGGGCTCGGTCAGCGGCAAGCTCGTCCTCTACGACCGCCTCTGGCAGTGCTCGGGATTGACCACCAACGGCGGCAACCCGACCACCCTGGCTATTGTAACCCCAGGTGCCTTAACGCGACCCGATGCGCTCGGCGCCGGGGTGGAGATTTGGGGCGAAGTCTACGGCGCCCCCGGTGCGACGGGCTCCGCATGGAGCGTCACCTACACCGACCAAGCGGATGCCGACAAGGTGGCAACCTATACGCATCCCGCGAACGCCGAGAGCGTGGGGCAGATGTTCCCATTCCTCCTGGACCCGACGACGACCGGTGTGAAGGCTCCAAAGAATTTCATTACAACCGTCGCCTCGGGCACGGCCGGCGACATCGGCATCACTCTGCTGCGGCGCATCGCGGAGATCCCGCTGATGATTGCCAACGTCGGGGACATCTTTGATGCGTTCTTCCTCGGCATGCCGCAGATTTACGACGATGCCTGTCTCGCGTTCATGGTCATGTGCTCCACGACGACGACAGGCGTAATCCAGGGCTCCTTCAAAGCAGGGCAGGGCTGATGGGAAACGACGCACGATTCCCCTCGCTGATGTCCTCTCCGATCCTCGGGCTGCGGCGCGCGTCGTTCGGGCCGCAATCCGCGGAGCTCGAGGCGCTTGCCGTCGAGGCGTTTTTCGAGGATCACGACCCGGCATACACGCCGTATGTTGCGCCGGCGCATTCCATAAATGCCATCGACGTGCTCGGCGACTTCGCATTCCCTAATCCTGCGAGCGACGTGATCCTCGGCTTGCGCAGAACCGGGAATAGAATCGAGACGGGAATCGATGCCATGGCCGAGTTTGACTTCTTCGGCAGGCAGACGTTCACCACGGCGATCACCGAGGCCATGGCGGTACCTTCGCAAGGTCTTGGAGGGGCGATCAGCCTCCTGGCATTGACATCACAGGTCGCACTCGCGCCATCGCAGAACGCGGCAGCCTCTCCCCAGGAGGCAGCGGCGGAAGATCAAGCTGAACCTTCCGGCGACATCACTGTCACATTCAGCAGGGCATGGAATGCGATGCTGGCTCCGCGGGTCGTTCCTCCGGCTTCGGCCGTTGTCTTCCAGTCGACACCACTCCCTGCACAAAGCGGCGAAGTCCTCGCATTCCCGCCTGCCGTCGCGACTCGTGTCGCGCAGGCCGCTCCCGCCCCCGGGCAATTCTCGGAAGCGCGGCGTGATCTCGAAATGTTAATCGAGCGCGATGATGAGGAGCTACTCGTTGCATTCGCCGCAATGATGCTGGAGCGTGCGGCATGAAAAAGGGAGAAGCGACATGAAGATCATCACGGGTACGATCGTCAAGGGCGACAAGGGCGAGAATCGTTATTCGGTTCGAGCCACCACCGACGATATTGATCGGCAGGGTGAGCGCGTAATCCCATCCGGCATTACGAACCTCGATCATTTTTTGAAAACGGGCAGCGTCCTCTATGGCCACAACTGGGGCGCGTTTCCCATCGGCAAGCCCCTCAGCGGGAAGGCCACGGACAAAGAGTTAATCATCGACATCGCTTTCGCAGATACCGAACTCGGCAAGGAAGCGCGGTACCTCTACGACGAGGGATTTCTGTCTAGCTTCTCAATCGGCTTCCTTCCGGACTTCGAGAAGATCGATGTCATCGACAACGTGAGGACCTATAAATCCTGGGAACTCCTCGAGCTTTCGGGCGTCCCTGTCCCCGCGAATGCAAACGCAACCATCCTGCGGGATGCGGAGTCACGTCGTGGCTCCCCGCTCGCAGCCATTGCCAAGATGCTGACTTTGGACCACGACCAAGAGCACGCGACAGACCGCGAGCCGGCAGGCGACCGGGAAGAGCGCGAGCCGAGCGTCAAGAGTCCGATCATCAGCGTCGCGGAAAAATACGAAAAGAAAGGCAGGTCCATATGGACAAACTGAAACTCCTTCGCGAACTGCTCGCGAAGGAAACCGACCCGGCCAAGAAGCAGGCGTTCGAGGACGAAATCCTCAAGGAGATCGCCGAGCAAGAACGCCTCAAGGCGGAGACCAAGGCGAGCGTGAAGCTCGACGAGGCGACGCGCGAGAGCGCGAAGCTGCGTTCGCAGCTTCAGGGACTCGGCGCCAGCATCGATGGAGGGCACGCGCCCGCGGGCAGCGGCATCACAGTCGGCACCCCGGGCATATACAAGGGCTACAGGCTCAAGGCGGAGATCGCGACTCTCATGCGCGGCACGGACAAGAGCCGCGAGAAGCACGCCGTGATCCATGCGGAGTTCAAGGCGGATCCTGAACGCGCGGAGCGGGTCGCAAAATTTTGGATCGATCTCTATGACCAGGCCCTGAAACAGCCCGGGCACCAGGTCGACGTTCACTTCAAGGAAGGCCTGAACGAGGGCACGACAACGGCAGGTGGATTCCTGACGCCGACCGAGCAGAGCGATGTCTGGGACGCCTATGCGCGCGACGAGTCTGTTGCGCTGCAGAACTGCCGCATCGAGAACATGCGCTCAGACGTGAAACTCGTGAACAAGGAGAACGCGACTGTTTCATCCCTCAGCGGTGTGGCGGTCAATACCGAGGCAACGGCGGCAGCGGTCGTCTCTCCGACGGTCGACCAGACCACGCTGACGGCCAAACGCCTGGACGGCTACACGCACGTGACGAACGAGGACCTCGAGGATGCGGTGGTCAGCGGCGGATTCGTCGCCCAGCTCCTCGACCAGTTCTCGGAGGCGGTCGGGCAGACCGTCGACTCCTGTGTGTTCCTCGGACCGGGCTCGCCGGTGAGCGGAGTGTTCAAGAGCGCCGGCTACTCAGTCGCGTTCGGAAGCAGCAGCGCGGCATTCTCGATGCTCCTGGAGTCCGATATCCGGGCCATTATCGCGAAGGTGGTGAAGGGCTCGCGGTTCAAGTTCTACTCCCACCGCTCAACTCTCTGGAACACGATCTACAACCTGCAGGACGGCAACAAGCGGCCTCTCTTCCTTCCGTCGATGGTCGCCGCCGCCCCCGGATCGATTCTCGGATTCCCCACACAGGAGGTTGTGCAGGCACCGAGCACGAGCGCGGCCAGCACGGGGTTCATCGTCTTCGGAGATCTGTACGGCTTCCTCATCGGGAAGCGCTCCGACGCGATCTCCTTCTTCGTGGACCCGTACACGAAGGGGCTCGCGCATCAGACGATCTTCGCGGTCTTCACCCGGTACGCGTTCGCGCAGCACCTGGCGAACATGTACGGCAGGATCGTGACCTCGGCTTAGACCGGCGTGGATCTCAGGACCTCGCGGGAGTGTCCCGCGTGCCATCGGGTCTATTGGGCCGTGGTGATGATGCACTGCAAGAGGTGCGGAGTCGCCACGGTCCCGAAGACCATCGACATGGAAAGGGCCTGGGGGCCGGAAGACCCCCGGGTCCATCTCAAGGGGAAATGATGAAGCTCCAGTGGACGGCTGACTGGAATACGACGGGCAACGGCTACGGCTACTCAACCCACCAGCGCAACCTCAAGGCGGCGCTCCTGGGCGAGGGAGTCGAGATCACGGACTCAGCAGACGTCGCCGTCCACATCGTCGTGCCCTCCGGCTACGAGCCCAGGCCCGGAAAGTTCAACGTGCTCTACACGATGTACGAGGGAGAGTCGTTGCCGAAGGAGTGGATCGCGCCGCTGCAGTTCCCCGACCTCATCGTCGTCCCATGCACGCACAATATCCACGTCTTCGCGAAGTACACGAAGCGCCCTATTGTCTGCTGCCCCGAAGGGGTCGACAGCGCACGCTTCCCGTTCTACCAGCGAGCATTCCCGAGCGCCAAAGAGCAATTCACGTACCTATGGAACGGGGCGAGCAATCCGCGCAAGGGATATGAGCACGTGGCCATCGCCTGGGCGATCTTCCGGGATCGCTACAGGGCCGAGTTCGAAAGGTCCGTCCTAATCCTGAAGACGACGCAGACGACGAAGGCCGAGCGGCTCATCTCATCGATGAAGAATCATTTCTTCATGGACACCCGAAATTACTCGCTGGAGAATCTCGTCGTGCTCTATCATGCCGCGCACTGCTTCCTGTTCCCGACCATGGGGGAGGGTTTCGGTCTCACGCTGGCGGAGGCTATGGCCACGGGGTTGCCCTGCATTTATACGCCCTGGAGCGGGCCGAAGGATTTCATCAGCGAGAGGGAAGGTTATCCACTCCGCTTCAGCATGATGGAGGTGCAGACGGTGAAGCGGTGTGAGGACGGACACCTTGAAAACTATCACACCACGGAGGCCGTGACCGCAGATGCTCCACACCTGGCGCGCAGAATGGCGCAGGTCTATTCGGACTACGACGAGGCGCTAAGGCGAGGGCGGCGCGCATCGGAGCGCATCCGCAACGATTTCACCTGGGCGCAGTCAGCGCAAAAGTTCATAGCGATCATTGATCGCTATGCCGGCGGCAGGAAGGAAAGGGCCGCATGACAAAGGACAGGCTCCTGGAATTGCGGAAAAGGTACCCTCGAAACATCGACTACTTTGCGGCGGTCGAACGGGAGAACGCCGCCGAGAGACCCGCGATTCCGGAGCCGATTGAGGTTGTGCAACCTATCATCCCGAAGGACGGCGATGCGGAATACATCGCGGCCGTCCAGGCGAAACTTCCATCCTGGCTTCCCGGAGACGCCAGCGTCGGACCTTCCGATCTCCTGCCGTACTTCAATGGCCATTTGCCGAGATTTCAGGCGCAGCTAGCCTTCTGGCATCTCATGGAGGACGAGGGGATCATCCCCGAGAGCGTCTACGACCTAGGCACGCCGTTTCCCTTCACGTCGTGGTATTGGGCTCTCAGGCATGCCTCCCGCGTGACGTTCGGTTGCCTGGGGAAATATCGCGATCTCGGGGAGCGCTCGAAAAACGTCGAGATCAACCTGTGCGACATGCCGGCGCTCCCGGCGGCCGAGCTCGTCATTGCAACTGAGGTCCTTGAGCACCTCCCCTGCGATCTGCATGCGGTGGCAGACTGGCTGTTCTCTCTCGTGGAGCATAGGGGATGCCTACTCCTGTCGTTCCCGCTGAACGGTGCCAATGCTCGCTACTATAACAGGGACCTGCCGCTACCCCGCGCCGTATCACACGGTCACCTGCGCGAGTTCACCATGGAGACATCGAGCGTGTTCGTCGAACGTCTCTGCCAGCTCGACGCGGAGATTTTCGCGGATCGCACCGTGTTCACCTCTGCTTATGGAGGGTATATCCGGAACGTGCTCATCAGGAGAATCCACTAATGGATGCCAAGATCAGCGTGACCACATGCTGCAATGCGAAATGCAAGACCTGCCCCGTCTGGGGGATCCCCGGGGATACCATGAGTCTTGAGAACTTCGCCTTCATCTGGAAGAAGCTCGTGGCTGCGCCGCAGATCACGAAGGTCATGCTGAACAATACCGGCGATCTCTACAGCCTATCAGATCACCGGGCCTATTTCGAGCTCATTCATCGTGACAATCGCGTTTGGCTCGCGATGACGACGAACGCGATCGCCCTAGACACGATCCCAGATGTCGATGAGGTTGTGATCAGCTTCAACGGAGGAACGCGCGAGACGTATGAGGACACGGTCGGGGCATCATTCGATTCGGTACGGGCGAACATCCGCGCGCAATACGATGCGCTGCGCAAAATAAAAGAGGTACGTCTCGACTGCCTCATGTACGAAGGGAATCAGGGCACCGAGACCGACCTCCTCCGCGAGTGGCACGACTTCCCCGGCGGGATCCGCGTCTCCTACAAATATGACAACCAGGGCAAGCAAGACAAAACACTGCGTCTATTCCGGCGTGTCGCGCGCATCCCCTGTGATTATCTGGACAAAATCTGCATCTTGCCCAGCGGGAAGGTTGTATCGTGCGCCCATGATTTCCACGCGGTGACGGATTTCGGAAACATCCTCACGGACAGTATCGAGCAGCTCATCGAGAATCCCGCGCGGCTGGAGAAAAAGCGCGAGCACGCAGCGGGGAAATGGATAGGCCTATGTGAGCGCTGCAATTACAATACCAGCACAGAGGGGAAGTTCTTCAACGTGAAATCGAGGACGGCATGACATACGAAAGCACCTATTTCCTCGTCACCTTGGCCGATGCGAAGTTATACCTCGACATCACGTCCAGCGATGCAGCGACGGAGAATATGTGCGGGCAACTTCTCGCCTGCGTCGTCTACTGGATGGAACGTTATACGAAGCGAAAGTTGAAGAATCGCACGCTGACGGAGTATTACAACGGCAGCGGCCGCGAACGTCTTTTTCTGAAGAACTATCCGATCAATTCCACGGCCGCCGAAATCAAGCTCTATGATGATCTCGATGGCGCATTCGGCGCGGATACACAATTCGCCTCCGCGGACATCCGCATCGAATCCGATCCCGGCATTGTCGCGCTCGTAAGCTCCGTCTTCACCGAGGGAATCCAGAATATCAAAGTTGAATATGAGGCGGGCTATGCGCACAGCACTGATCCCGTCCCTTATGACCTGGTCCTTTGCTCCTACGAGCTGCTCGGCTACATCTGGCAGCGGCGCACCACGAAGGCCTGGGCGCATACCGGCATCAATATCCTGCAGGGAGGCATTACAGTCTTGGACTCGGGTGCGCCGAAGATCGCGCGCGATCTCCTCGATCCCTATGTCTCGCATTGGAAGGCGGCATCCTGATGCTGGACTACCGCATTGAGATCGACGATACGAAAGTCCGGGCCGCATTCGACGATTGGCTGAAAAAAATACCGCGGATGCATAATATCGTGCTCCGCAGGATCGCAGAGCGCGTCGTCGGCAACTCGAAGCAATACTTCCTCACAGGCCAGGCGCTTCATGTGCGCACCGGGCTTCTCAGGAAATCCATTTCCTATGTTATGGACGGCAATTTCTCTGTGCGCATCGGATCAAACATTCCCTATGCAAGGATTCACGAGTACGGCGGCACGATCGTGCCGAGGCATGGAAAATACTTGGCGATCCCTCTCGATCAAATGGCGCAGGGCAAGTCCCCGCGCGCGTTTACGGACCTTTTCCCCATCAGATCGTCGGATGGGCGGCTCTTCCTGGCAAGACGGCCGATATGGCTCGCGAGGAATAAGGCCAACCGCGGCGGGGCCATGGTGCTCATGTATGCCCTGAAGCGCTCGGTCACGATCCCACGCCGGCCCTATCTGAGGTCCGCGCTTGACTACACTTTCGCCAGCGGGCAAGCGCAGGACATCGCGGCACGGACTGTCGAGGAGTTCATCACGGCAGAATGGGGGAAAAGCTGATGCCGGGGACCTATGAGAGCCCCGTCGAGGACATCCTCTACAACCTGGCGAGTTGGATTAAAGCCGGCATTGCTGCATATCTGACGGGCATCATGGCCGTGAAAGCCGCGGACCCCGTCACGCTGGCTACCCCGAAGGATGTGCAGGTCTCAGATGCCGACCCCTGGGGGCAGACGGAATACCCGATGATCCTGATCTATCCAACGGAGGCGCCCGTTGAAAGCGATGCCGATAGCGGGCATGACGAGCTCAGCGTCACCGCAGAGATCATGATCGCGATTTCCGAAGGGGACCCGATCAGCGGAACGAAAAGGATTCTGCGCACCACTGAAGCGGTGCGGGAAATGATCCGCGACGATCGCTCCATGGGGGGGAACGCGAACATGATCTCGACTCGCGGAATCGCATATTATCCGGGTGACCCGGAGTCTCCGGCGGTCAGGATCGCAACCATCACAACGCAGATCAAGAAACTACTCAGTAGAGACTGAGGGAGGGTAAGGGAATGTATTCAGGAACCGGGGCGAAGTTGCAGGCTGGCGTTCAATCGAACTTCTCGACGATCGTTGCGCAGTCGCAGGCACTCTCCTTCACGAAGGAAAATTTGCGCTACGTGCCGGCATACAAGCGGCGCGACATCCTCACGGGGACTCGCGGCGGGGGCGTGATGGATATCCTCGGCGTGAAGATCGAGGGAGACTTTTCCGTCATTGCCTACCCCGATGAGATCGGCCTGCTGATCTCTGCCGTCATGGGCGCGGAGGCATCGCCTGCGGCGGTGAGCGGCAGCGCTGTCTATGACCATGTTTTCACCCCGATGTCGGCCGTCGCGGCATCGAGCATGCCGAAGCTCACACTGACGGTGGACCGCATCGCCGCGGTCTATGGTTACGTGGGCTGCAAGCTCGACAGCATGACTCTGGACGTCAAAAAGCTCGACTATCTGCGGGCGACATTCTCTGTCCGCGGATACGATGAGATCACAGACACCATCGACACGCTCTCCAGGTCCTCGCTAAAACCTTTCAGCTTCCCGATGTGCGCAGCCCAGGTGGGGGGCGCTCCCTATGATGTCGAGGGCGGGACGATCCGCTTCAACAACAACGTCGAGGACGACCTGTTCACGCTGAAGGCGGCGGGGTCGAACATGGCAGAGATCGAGGCTCAAGCCCGCGCGCTCACGGGGACGCTCGAGGTTCTCTATGACACGACGAGCGATGCCACGCGCTCGACCGTTTTCAAGGGAGGGATAACGACCTCACTTTCTTTTGTCTGGACGAGCACGGATGTCGTTCTCACGGGGAAGTTCTATACCCTCACACTCGCTATCCCGCTCGTCTATATCACGAAGGCCGACCCTTCGATCCAAGACGGCAATCGGCTGCGGCAGACATTCGAATGGAGCGCGGATGAAAATGCCGCAAATCCGCTCTGGACGATCACCCTGCGCGATGCCAGGGCGACGAAATACATCACATAGGGGGACCAATGTACCTCAAGGAAATCCAGGCGAAGGGGCTTTTCAAAACGAGGATCGAGCTGGTAAAAGCCTTCAAGACCGATCCAGCGCAAAACGCCGGGGTGAAGAAGGCGGAGTCGGAGATCGCCAGCTACACCGGGCTCATTGCCGCCTATGACAAAGGGCCGGATGGGAAAGCCCTTGCGGAGGCAAGGGAAGAGCTCCGCGTTTGGAAGGCCAGGCTCGCCGATGCGCTTGCGCAAATCGAAAAGGAAAATGAGGATCTGGCGGAGCTCGCGACAATCTATGCCGGCGAATGGATCCTCATGCGCGAACCGAGGGGCGAAGAAGTGATCGGCGTTGAGGCTGATGGCAAGCCAAAGTCGGAGACACGGTTTATTACTCTTTTCCCGGAATGCCTCATCGACTGGAGCATGAAGCGCGCTGAGAATGAGAAGACGAGCAAAGAAGAAATCCTTGCCGTGCTTCGTGACTCCGCTACGCTCTGGGCCTATGTGCTGAATGAATGGGGGCAGTCCCTCCCTTTGGCGAGAATGAGCGGGAGAGCCTTGGTCTCGCCGCTCGCACGCTGATCTGGGGGGAGCAATTAACTTCTTCGACGCGCGAGCATGTAGCGCGCTGGGGGGCTTTGATCAGGATGTATCTGCTTGTGGTGAACGGAGACAACGGATCGGTGCCCGCTCTACCCTATGCCGGAGGTTTTATGGAGCAGCCTTACAGGACGCTCCAGGTGTTTGAGACGATTCAAGGAAAGTTCTGGGAGAAACTTTCGGAGGACAATAACAAGCTCCAAAAGATAGGATCAAATGGCTGAGCCAACGCTTGAATATCGCATCCGCTCGAAAGATGAATCGCAGGCCGGGATCAGGTCTGCCGCTGATGGATTGCAGAACATCGAGAAACAACTCCACCAGGTGAGCAGGGCCGCAAGCATGCTGATGGGGGGCGGCGCGCTCGGTGGCATCATGCTTGTATTCCGTCGGGTCACGCAGGCTGCGGCGGAGTGCGAGAAATCCTTCATCGATCTGCATCCCGAGATGGTGAACGCCGAGGGCTCGGCGCGGACCTTCGGGGTGGCCATGGACACGGTGAAAGCGCGCATCGGCGGTGCGATCTCGGGAGCAATTAGCCCGCTTCGCCAGCTCTTCATCGATATGGTGGACCCGACGGCCAACGCGACACAGGCCTTGAAGGATTACAACGCCGAATTTAAAACCTTCATGGAGAAATACAGCAATGCCGCAATAAGGGCCGCGGAGGAATATGCACAGGCGCTCGCTGACCAAAAAGCGAAAGAGATCGAACTCTCGGATGCCATCGCGAAACGCCTGCAACTAACATTAGACCTCACCGAGGCACAGAAAGGTGCAACTGCTGCGGCCACTCCGTCTCCGTCGCTTACCCCGGCGATGGCTGCCCACAGGCAAGTGAGCGCCAGCAATGAAGTTGCAACGATAAATGCAAACATCGCACTCAACAATACACGAATTGAGCAATTACAGAAGGAAATTGCAAGAAACTTCGACTGGATAAAAAACAATCCCGGCGGGATCCCCGTCAAAGTGAAGGAACTAGCTACCGAGACAATCTCTCAAGGGTATCGGCCATTTGGTTATCCCGTTGAACCGATGCGATTACCTGACACACAGTCATGGATCACGGATTTGGCGCGGGCATACCGTGAGCCTACCCAGAATTTGCAGGCGTCGATAACTGACCTTGCAAGAGCTTTTCGCGAAGAGTTAATCCCCAATACGCAGGCATGGATCACGGACTTGGCAAGGGCATACGGAGCAGCAAAAGACGGAACGAAAGAGCAGAAAAGGCCAAGCAAATTCGATAAGCCCGAAAGCACGTACCTTGACCTAAGTTGGCTCACGGATATAGCCAAGCGTTTCACGTCGCTTTCGATGCTGCTGGATTGGGCGAATACGATTTTGACCGCGATGGCAAACACGCTCGGCCCCGTCGTGGATTCCGTCCTTGCGCCGTTCGTCGGGATCCTCGTCGTGCTCGGCAACACAATAGGCCTCGTGCTTATCCCTGTTTTTCAGGCTCTATCGCCGGTCATCGAGCTCCTGGGCTGGATATTTGTCGCTATCTACAATTTCGGCATCGTGCCGTTTGGCAACGCCATCATTCTTGTTGCGAATCTTCTCTACAACCTCGGGCAGGTCATCCGGAATATAGTGACGTTGAACTGGGGGAACCTGGCGGCGGGTACCCGTGCACCTGATACTGGATTTCTCACACCGATTGATTTCAATACGTTGACTAGCACCGGGGCGGCGGCAATTACGTCGGCAAGCGGAGCCACGGGGGGCGGGGCCAGCTATACGGCAGCGCGTGATATTACAGTCAACGTCGGGATGATCCAGATCAACACCGATGTCATAACAGGGGAGGGCGGTTTCCGCGATCTTGTCTTGAAGATCGACAAAGAACTTGAACAGTGCATCGCGCTGGGGTTGACTGCCTGATGTGGGCCGATACCTTTATCTTTCTCCTTGATTTTCAAGACGGTTCGGGGAATAGGGATGTTTCAGATTTAGTCATGCGCAAGACTTGCCAGCGCAGTCGCAGGATCTGGAATAAGCTGAGTCCGACCGTCAACACGCTCACCTTTTCGATCCGATTCAGCAGCACGATTCATAATTTACTTATGACTACGGACAAAGATATCTTGATAACCGTCACGAAAAACAGCACGGCGTGGTTCACAGGAATTGTCCGACCCAATTTCGACATTATTGAATTGAGCCGCATCGATACTACACGAATTGAGTGCGTCGACCGGGGTTTTCTGCTGCAGCGCAAAATAATGACCTCAATTAACTGGACGAATTACGATGTTTGCAAGCCTTCGGGGACCGGGACATCAATAGTCCATCAACTTCTTGTGGCCGCGGGACTCACCGCGGGCGATGCGGATGCCGCCATTCCAGCGGTCGCAAAATTGATCCCGAATTATATTGTGATCAAGGGCGATACCACTTATTGGGATGCGCTCTCGAAAATCACTTTTGAATATGGCTACGCCTTTTATTTCACGGATGCGGGCAAGTTGCAGCTCTACAACTTTGCCCCGGCCTCTGTCTCTGCTGGCGCGAATGTTTTGAATGCCGGGGCCGGGGGGAACATGCTCGGCTCATTTAGGATATCGCGTGCGCAAAGAGAATACGATGGCGTTCGCGTGAAGTGGTGGGAGCAGGATACATTCGGCAGCGTAGTCGTGGCATCTGATACAACGGGGGGAACGGCAACGCTAAAATGCAACATCCCGCTTGCCGCCGGCGCCTATTATCCTGTCGATTCTGATACAAAAGACATTTACATCGACTACGAGTACAACAATTATGAAATTGTCGGCGTCAACGGATGCGTGCTAGACATCATCGCCGAATCAGGGATCATAGTTGATACATTCACTGATGAATTGAAGCGGGCGAAGCTGAAGATACACAACGAGGATAGCGCGCAGCATTATATCACCAAGCTCGACGTGATAGGGAATGCAATCTGCAAAACGGTGCTGAATTGGACAGAGACGCCGAATCCGCTGATATCGGACAAGATACTCGATATCGAAACGGACTGGATATATGCGCAGGCTGATGCGGAAAAGCTCAGTAGTGCAACGACGCGCTATTATAAATATGTCGCATTCATTTATTATGCGAAATCAAAGACAGCTTTTAATCCGGGCGACATCGTAGCGGTGCAAGAAACGAGCTGGCTATCAATCAATAACACATGTGTCGTGACGGAGGCCGTCGATAATTTATTTACAGAAGAAATCAGCTACCAGCTTGAGGGCATAACAGCCTACACTGCGCTGTCCACGTCCACGAGCGGCACCGCGCCACTAGGCTTCACTGAAATTATCGATATCACCCTTGATGGTGGCGCCGCGGATACCGCGACCTGGGATTTTGTCTATGACGGCGGGACGGCATCGTCATGGTAAAGACGAGGATCGATGGCGGCTTCCCCTCGGCACGGACTGAAATTGTTGGGGACCTGCATCTTAATGATGGATCAATTTTCGGGGGATCACTTAAAGGCTCCGATGCTGCAGGAAGAATATATAATATAGGACGGGAAGCCGCGTCCAGCGTCACCGATTCAGCGGGGAATATACTTGATGATCTACCAGATGCACAGTTTCTTAGTTCTGCTTATAGAATGGGGCGTCTCTATCTTTTTAATGATGACGAGCCTGCTCATCTTCTTGTTCAATCCGTACCATTCACTCAGAGTGTATGGCAAAATGGCATATCTATCATCACGCTAGGAAATACAAATACCAGGGGCGCCAGGTTGATCTTCGAAATTACATCCAACGGAGGAACCGCTACGGGTGTTTCTGCCCTCCTTTATCTCAGACCAAATGGTGCAACAAATGCTAATGGCTATTCGCGAAGAAATATGGGCTTCAACGCCGGTGGAGGCTCGCCCCCGAGTTTTGCATCAGCATCTTTAATAGGGGATATTGATGTCCCAGTTAATGACAAGAAATTTGATTGGTATGCATCGCTGGTCCCAACTGACGGTGTAACAAATACCCTGAGATTGAGACAGATAGGAATCTGGGTATGAGAGGCAGGCTATAGATGGCAAGTCAGATACAGCTTCGCAGGGGGACGCTGGCGGAATGGGCCGCGGCGAACCCGGTGCTCCTTTTGGGGGAGCTTGGATTTGTTACGGACGCCGCGCTCCTCGGACTCCACAAAGTAGGGAATGGCTCGACGGCATGGAACTCTCTGAAATGGGCCTACCGTTCCGCGCGGGTGACCGAGAAGGTGTTATCCAGCGCGGGGTATACAGTCCTCGACAATGACGGATACGAGACTATCTCCGTCACTACAGGTGCCTCTGATCGTACCATTGCATTGCCAACGCTCGCAGATAATCTCGGAAGAGAAATCGAGGTTAGCAAAATTGATTCGGGAGCGGGGGAAATAATCCTAGATGGCGAGGGCGCAGAGTTGATTCTCTGGCCCGGCGGGTCGGCCACGACATGCCGCGTCGGGCTGATCAATCAGTATTGCCGCGTTCGTGGAATGGCTGCGGGTTGGCAGATCGTCGGCGGCGTCGTCCAGCCTGTTGCGCTGGAGCCGAGCCTCGGGACGCCGCATGAGGCAAATAGGACACTCACGGGGTTTGATCTCAATGGACTAACCGACTTGACATCTGCTCCGCACATCTGGGATCTGGCGGCTCTTGGACTTCCCGTAGGAGCGAAGAGAGCCGAAATATACCTCGTGGGTTATAAGAGTACAACTCTTGAAAATGCTGCGGATGAAGTAATCGCGTGGGATTATGATGCTGGGGCAACCGGGTTCAACAATAGCTACAAGGTTGGATTTTCTTTACGAGTAGGGCATAAAGCGGCATCTGGGGCGGCTCAGATACAACAGGCTAGTTGGAGAGGGTTTATAAGAATAGGCGCGAGCAGGAAATTGTATACGGGAACCCTCTACAACAATGTCTCTTTGTACGCTAATTATTTGGGCTATGACAGTTAGGAGAGCAACGATGACGCTACACCGTGGAGATGGAGCGAGGGAGGGATGATGACAGACGGAATTATCATCGGGATCGGCAGCACAGTAGGGGCGCTCATTCTTGTCGCGCTCGCTGCGCTTGTGGCCCGGCAGTGGCGTAGCCCCAAACGGATCGACAGGCTTGAGCGCGTTGTGCCTATTCTTACTCGGGGCGTGTGGGCTCTCCTCGGACTGCATGTACAAGAGCACAACGGCGATGTCGCGCCGGAAATAACCGACGCATATTCCGATCTGACTAAGATCGTAACTAATGGCGTGGTTAGCCAAAAAGGTGGGAATAAGTGAACAAGAACTGGATTCTCGGCGTAGATTTTGTGTACCCGCTGGCGACATTCACCAAGAGCGATCTTTTCCGCTCGGTGATCCGCCCGAACCACATGGGGCTGGACTTCGCGGGGACCGTCGGGCAGGAGGTGCTCAACAGCGTGCCCGGCACGGTGCAGGCGGTCTACCCTGCGGCGGACCCCGGCGGGATGACGGTGGACGTGGTCAACAAGGACCTCGCGGTGGACCCGGTGCAGATAACCTACAGTCACCTTGACTTGGTGCGCGTGCGGGTTGGGCAGGTCGTGACCATGGGGCAGATATTGGGTTCTCTGGCCGCTGTGCCGAAAGAAGCACCGCGCCCGCATGTCCATTTGCAAATCAGGCGGTGGGTAGACCCGGAAATCGTGATGCAAGTTCCAAAGAAATATCCATAGGGAGGAAGATATGCGAACATCAGTCACTTCATCCGATGCGCAAACTCTTGACCTGGGCGAACCACCGATTACGTATTGTTCGCTGATGTCTGAGTTCAGTCTATCGAAAATCTGGACGAACGAAAAACCGAACTTGCGGACACGATGGACGATATGGCTTGCCCGGCTCGGCATTGGAGTCAAGCGGGCGAAAAGTATAGATGATCTATTCCCAGAATTAAACTCATAGGGAGAGGTTATGGACTTAACATCTATCGGAATTGACGTTGCCCTTGTTGCGGCAATCGTAGGTCTGGCCAAGATTCTCACCACGGTTTTTGACCCGAAGGCCACGCTTGAACGGTGGTATCCGCTTCTGCCGCTCATGCTGGCGATCCCCGCCGCAGTGGCGAAGTTCTGGTTCGAGGGCGCGTTGAAGATCGCGCTGATGGCGTTCATCTACAGTGCTCTCGCGGCCTATGCCTACAAGACTGGCAAGACTACCATTCTCGGACAATGATATGGTGCAAACAAGAGTCTATTGTGCCTGTGGTGAGTATAGGACTCGTTCCATTACCAAGCCACTCACGCAAAACTCGAATGAGACCAAAATCTATTGTGTGAAATGCGGCGAACAAAAGAACAGTTATACTACCAAATGGAGTTCCACCGCCGATTTCACAAAGATCGTTTCGATAGGGTCATGAAGAATGTTGCCATCGCGGCGGGCCTTATACTTTTGGGGGCTGCTTTGTGCGCTTGTGTTGGCTGGTTTGCTCTTATCGGTCCGCTTATGGGGGCAAGAGCCAGACTCGCCGATGACAACAAGCGGCTCGATAGCGCCCTCACTGACGCCGCTGGAAGCCTTGCTGCAAGCCGACTTGACCTTGGCAGTGCTCGAATTGAAAGCGCAAACGCAACAGCAGCTCGTGTTACAGCAGAGCGACGATTTGCAGACGCTCAACATACAAATACTGTCCTTGCGGGCCAGCTCGGTGATGCTCGATCAACAATTGACAGACTCATCGGCGGCGCTGGTAGCATCGGGGCTGGCGCAGGGGAGATTGCAGACCTCGCTGGACAAGCTCACGATCTCGTTCGGCAAGCTCTCCGTGGACTTAGCGGCGGCCCGTGAGGCCGGGGATGCTCTGAGAAGGGACTCTGCCGCCGCCCTGATAGCCGAACAAGCGAAGCTGCTACCATGGCAGATCGTAGGGGTAGGCGGGGGGGTGGTGGGGCTAGGCGCTATCGCGTATCTCACGGGCCACGCTCTGGGGTGGTGGTGATAAAAAAAGCCGCATTACTGCGGCTCTTGTTCTCTGACAGTTTATCTTTTGTTTGGTGGCCGTCCGCGCGGCCGTGATCCTGGTTTCGGGGGCCGCTTCCCGTTCTCGCGGCTGGAGGCTTTTTTCGCGGCGCTCGTGCGGGAGCCGAGGGCGCGGGCGGCGGAGGATACTGTGGAGGGTACGATCCACCCCATCGCGGTAGCCGTTGCCTGTCCACGGCCATCTATCATATCTACCCTACACACTCCATCAGTGGAGATGATCCTTATTTTCGTCACAACGTAACTACGTCTTCTTTCCTTTTTTGCATCAGCCATAGTAAGGGTTGCAAGATAGGTGTTATTCATCCGTACCTTGTCGCCTATTTTGATGTTTGTCATTTAATCCTCCTACATCCGGACTTTGGCCATCGGTATATGCAGGGCTTCGGCAATTGCGTTCCGGGTCATCGAGTTACCTCTTGTCTCATGCAGTATGATTTCATCATCCTTGATATCGATCCACGCACTGGATTCTGCTTTTTTGTTGTTGACGTATACCCTTACCTTCGATCCATCAGGCGACGACCAGGCTTTCGACGATCCGCCCCACTGGGCAATAGGTTCTGTTTTGTCAACAATCGCCTTCACTTCATCCGCTCTCTCTTGCTTTGTCATTTCTCTATCCTCCATGCCTCAAATATAACCTACCGATAGGTTATTGTCAAGTGGTTTTGCAAAATAGTTGCAAATATATTTCCCGGCTAAAGCAGGTACTTGGCACGGTTTTTAGCTGGCAGCGCTTGTCTACGAGGCAGGGCGGGCGCTCGGGGCGTGGAAGTAGGCTGGGCTACTGGCCGGAACTATAGTCGTGAACGGATTCCACCTTCCATTCCTTCATGCCTTGCGTCCAATATAGTTTAACTATGATCCAAGATTTCTCCTTTGGCAAGAAATCAAAGGTCATAGTGTAGATACTGTCCTTGATTTTAGGCTTTTCGTCACTTGTGATTGCAGGCTTCCCATACTTCAGGATGAACGGGGCGAGTACCGGGGTGGTAGGCGGCGGCTTCTGCAGACAAGAGGAAAGCAGGAGCGCTGATAGCACAAGGGCAATCATTTTTTTCATCGGCACCATAATAGAGCCTGACAGGTGAGATTGCAAGAAATCGTTATGCATCAAAATGACGCCCCTGTGTATCACTATTGCGCTTTGCATTGTGTCATAATGGCTCACAAATCGTTTAGAAAAACTTCGCGCAGACACTGATTTTTATTGACACCCCCTCCGCGGGATGCTACCGTATCTGTTGTCAGCTTCCGATAATAGATATCCAGGGACCTGAACATGGGAGCTGACGGAGGGTATCATGGCCCACGTCAGAACAAGGGGAGGGGGGAAAGGAAAAACCTGTGTCTCCCAATTCAAAAATTGTGGAAGGACTTCGCGCAGAGTTGCGAATCTCCATCTACGAAGTGTTCGTCGGGGTCAGCAATCAGATCACGCGGGAATTGAATCGCATGATCTGCTACACGCGAGAGCTGGTAGAACAGAACGCCGTCCTTCGCGACGAGATCGCGGATTTGGTGCGGCGTGATGATCCCAAAAAAGTATCTGGTCGAAATCGGCTCCTACACAATCCGGAAAAAGGGGAAGACCTCCTGCACTCTGGCAGCGCCGCGGCTGTGGATGAAATACGCAGGAGCGATGCTCGGCGACGAATACACAGCGCTTACCGACAAGCGGGATAACTCTCTCCATTTCTACCTGAAGAAAAATCATCAATCTCGGAAAGGCGCAGTATGAGGCCGACCCCTGCCACCGTGCGGATTTCCATCGACGGCGTGCCCTACGAGGTCGATTGCCTAGTCTACCCTGCTCGTTTCGGCTCCCACGTGGGCGCCGATCATCCCAGGTATCCCGACTATGGCACCCCGATGAGAATCGAAGCCTTGCGCGTGCGGACGGATTACCTGGCGCTGAGGGGATCGTGAACAGAGAGGTGAGCTTTTCGTTCGATACGGAGGAGCAGAAACTCGAATTCACGGTCTACGCGGCGGCTCATGGCCTGTCCCTTTCGGCGTTCGCGAAATGGGCCTGCTACGCTGCCAAGACCAGAAGTAAGAAAGGTGCTCACCATCCCCCAAAAAATGCGGGCGCACTAGTGCGCCCCGCGCCAGGGGGCAAGAAATTGGCAGGGCAGGGGGGCCCGAATGATCCCATTTAGCGCGATCCCGTTCGGGGTGCAATTTCTCATCATCACTTTTCTGGTACTGGGAGGAGCCATGTGTTACATGGCCATCAGAATCAGGTGCGAGGAACGCAAGTTCCGGGGAGGGTTCATGAGCTGGAATATTGAGAAAAAGGGGACGCCTGCTGAGGTTCTTGCGGGGGTGAAGGCTGCCCCGGACGCTCACTACATGCCCGAGACTCTGCCGCTGCTCATTGAGGAGCTGCTGAGCAAGGCAAAGGGGGGCGTTTCCCTTTCGACCAACGGCCATGTCTTTGAGGGCATCGGCGAGGTGCATCTGACTATCGCGGCGGCCCCTGCGGAAGTGGCAACGGACTCAGCGGCAGAAGCGCCGAAGTTGGAAAGCGGGGAGGCCTCCGCGTGAAGTTCAAACTTGGCGAGGTTCTCCGCGACAAGATCACCGGGTATATCGGCGTCGTCATGGGGCGGACCGAGTACATGACTGGCTGCACTCATTACGGGCTCCTTTCGCCCGAGTTGACGAAGGACGGAAAGATCGCCGAGTACGAATGGATCGACGAGTCCCGCCTGGAGTTGACGAAGAAGCAGGCCGTGAGGCGGGAAGGTCCATCCAGAAGCGGGCCGGAGCAGAATCCGGCAAGGAGGATGCAGTGAGCTCCGAGAACGAGACCACCACGCGCGTGCGGATCAACGTCACGCAATCGGCGAAAAACATCGCGCAGCTCGACGTGACCGGCGAAGCGCCCACCGTTGAAGAGGCGCGCGACCTGCTCAAGCGCGGGCTCGAGGCAGGAAGGGAGGAGGCGAAAGCGGCGAGAATGAAGCTCGCCGACGAAGTGGCATAGGAGTTTTCACCGGGAGCCGCGTGCGCGCGCCGACAAGCAGCGCGTCTTCGGCTCCTACCGGGCGGCGGGGGGCTTGTCAGATTTTCCCGCTCGCCCGGCTTTTCAGACCGCCCCGCGAGGGGCAGAAGGAGCCGATAAATGGATTCTATCACGAATGTCCCTGCCGTCATACAGGCGGCAATCGAGCGACAGAAAATTGATCTGTCAAAGGTGAATCTCATTCTGCCCACAGAAACCTTTGGTGATGTTCTCGGAGAATTTGAAAAGGTCACCATTGAAATGGTTTCGGTAGACCCGGATCCCAAAGGACCTGATTGTTTTGCATTGAAACCATCATCGAACAAGAGGAGCCTCGGGAAGCGCCCGCTTATGGCGATGGCCAACGCTCTAACTCTCCAATGGGACCCTGCTCATACCGGAGGAGTAGAACGGACTGCGCGCATGAGCCGCAATAAAGCAACGGCTGCTATGCAAAAACCCAACGGCCAATGGGTAATTCTTGTCGCCGAAAAGGTGATTGATCTGGATGCCATTGAGGAGGAACTCAGAAAAAACGCGGCAGACGATGCCGAGAAGGGACCGATTGTCGAATGGAAAGACAACTACCCCGTTCGCGGCAAGTGGAAGAATGAATCTGAGAAGCTTGCCCACGTTGATCGCGAAGTCCAAAGGGCAATGATCCAGAAGAAAAAGTCACGTGATGAACTTGGGGACACCGGCGCCCACCTACGTGTCATTCGGCTGGCTCTGAAAGTGAAAAACGAATACACAATCGAAGAACTGAAAAAGCCTTTCGCCTTTCCTCATGTCCAGATCGATACGGACAAACTGCTTGCAGATCCCCGCATGCGTGAGGCGGCGCTGAACAATATGGTTTCTGCATCACGGAGCATTTTCGGTCCGCGAGATTCTTCGCATCAGATCGCGGCGGAAATCAGGGCAGCGGAAGAAGCCATCGATGTCACGGTAGTCAAAGAAAATGGCGCGCCCATCGCCCGCACCGTGGGCGAGCAGAGCGGGGAAGTGATCGCGCCGCAGTCCGCCGTCGACACCTTCGAGCTCGAGGCAGAGACGCCGGAGAAATCGACCATCGATGCCGCGCGCGAGATGCTGGAGGGCTACAGGGGAAAGGTGAGGGGCTCTGCGAAAGCCACCGCCCTGCTCGACGCCACGCTGGCCAACAAGGACGCCACGCTCGCGCAAATCAACGGCGTGATCGACCGCTTCATCGCGCATCTCCAGAAGGCAGGTGCGGCATGACCGTGTATTTCCTTCTCGACGGGATCGCATTCACGGTCAGCGGGACGCGGCACGGGCATGATGCCCTCGCTACATTCGACGTGCATAGCGTCCACATTCAGGGCAACGTCGCGGACCTCAAGAAGAAGCTCAACGCCGACTTCCTTCTCGATATCGAAGAGGCGGCGGCAGTAGCGGCAGAGGACGGGGTGCCGTTCGCGATGCCGCAGCCGGTGTTCGACGTGCCGACGGTTGCGGCCGGGGGTGTCAGCGTCGTGGAGAAGGAGATCGTCGAATGAAAATCCTCCACACAGCCGATATCCATTTCTCCCGCGAGCATCAGGTCGAGGCGCTTGCGAGCCTCACGACTTTGGCAGAGACGGCCGAGCGGGAGAAGCCCGCGTTTGTCACGATCTCCGGCGACCTCTTTGACCGCGGTGCACAGAACAGCACGGCGGGCGGCTTTCCCGCGCTACTGGCGGTGATCCAGCGCATCCTGGACGTCTGCCCGATAGCGGCAGTGGCCGGCACGCCTACGCATGACCTGCCGGGCTGCTACGATGCGCTGATGGCACTCGGAGCCGAACATTCTTTCGTCATACTCACAGCCGGCGTTCCATACTTGCTCGACGAAGGCGGCGATGTAGTCTCTGTGACGAAAGATATGGAAATCCATTACAGCCCAAATCTCGATTATAAAGACAAGCCGCGACTCCTCATTCTCGGCTGCCCCGAACCTTCGCGTGAATGGCTCCTCGCGGGCAAGGAGGCCGCGAACGCGCGGGAGACGGGCGAGGCGATGAAAATCGCGCTGCGCTCGATCCTCTTGGGCCTGGGCGCGATCCGGGCGCAGCACCCGGAGCTGCCATGCGTCATGCTCTACCACGGTCCCGTCGAGGGCGCGAGCATGCAGAACGGCCAGGTCATCGGAGCGGGGAGCATCACGATCGGCCGTGAGGATCTCGCTCCGGTAGGCGCTGATTACTACGCGCTGGGAGATATTCACCTGGCGCAGCAGATCCCCGGCCTGCCGGCGTACTACCCAGGCAGCGCGTACCCGGTGAACTGGGGCGAGCTGGGGCAGAGCGGCTTCAACCTGGTCGAACTCGGGCTGGGTGCGTGCGATGCCGCCGTCACCCGCGTTCCCTATCCTCACCCGCGGCGCTGCAAATTCGTGGTGACCTGGCCCGAGCCCGCCGGCCCTGAGGTCGAAGGCGTGCAGGCGTGGGTCTGCTACCGGGCGACGAAAGAGCAGGCGGCGCAGATCGACACGGACGCCATGCTCGAAGCCTATCTCGCAACCGGCGCTCTGCCCGGCTCCCGCGTTACCGTCGAGCTGATCCCGACAGAGACTGTGCGCGCTGCGGAGATCACGGAGAAGCACCGGCTGCGGGAGAAAGTCACGGTCTATGCGGAGGCATCCAATTTCGAGCCTCCGGGAAATCGCACAGTTGATCAGCCCGTCGCCGAATCCGTTCTGCTCAAGGCCGATCTCCTGGAGCGCGAAGCCACCGAGCGGGGCGCGGCCGCGGGCTTCCACTTCCGCCTGCGCCGGCTCCGGCTCCGGGGCGCCATTGGCGTGTGGAAGGGCCAGCGCAAGGACGAAGTCGATTACAACCTCGACGGCTACGATCCCGGTCTGATTGCCATGATCGGCGTCAACGGATCTGCGAAGTCAACGGTCATCGAAAACATGCACCCGTACCCCTGCATGCTCACGCGGGACGGGAAGCTCCAGGACCATTTCCGCCTGCGGGATTCTACGCGCGAGCTCTGGTTTTGCGACGAGCGCACCGGGACCGAGTACCGCGCGCTCATGGAGATCGACGGCGCGAACGCCAGCGGGGTCGTGAAGTACCACCTGTTCCGCGCCGCAACTGCCTCCGAGGAGACGCCCGGCGCTCCCGATTCGGAGGGGGTTATCCGTGGCGACTGGGAGCCACTCACGAACGGCCGCAAGGAGGACTACGAGCAGGCGATCACGGGCCTCATCGGAAGCCTGCCGCTCTTCCTCCGCAGCGCGTTCGTCTCCCAGCGGCCGACGAAGAACAACCCCGACCTATCTGACGCCACCAAGGGCGAGCGCAAGGCCATTTTTCGCGAGCTCGCGGGGCTGGACTATCTCCAGGCATATGCGGAGAGCGCGAAGGCGCGCGCGGGAGCCATCGAGGGTAGCATCACGACGGGCCGCGGGCAGGTCACGCTCCTGGAGCGCTTCGTCGCTGAGGAGCCGGAGATCGCCGGCCGGATCGATTGGAGCAGGGCTGAGGTCCAGAACTCCGACGCCAAGATTGAGGACCTCACGGCGACGGGCAAGGAATGCCGCGAGAAAGTCGAGACCCTGCACGTGCTCAAGGTCGAGCAGGAGCAGATCGAGCGGGACGCGAAGGCGGCAGAGCAAGAATCGATTGGTAAGGGCGACCAGGCTGAACAAGACAGAAAGAAGATTATTGATTTTCATGACGCCGTTAATCGCCGCAAGATTGCAAAGGAGAACATCGATTATCACGCGCAGCTCAAGGAGCAGGAGGGCAAGGAGAGTGAGCGGCTATCCAAAATCAATGCCGAGCGAGCCCGACGCAGCACTGAGTACTCAGACGCGCTCAAGGCTCATGCGGCTGATGTCCGAGGACTCGAAGTGCAGCGCACCCGGCTCCGCACGGAGAAAGCGCGCCTGGAGCAAGATCATGCAGTTTTTCTTTCGCAGTACAAGCGGCTCGAGGGGGAAGTCGAAAAACCTCTGACCGACGAATGTCCGGAATGCGGCGCCGAAAGGGAGCACTGGCACAAAGACCTCAACGCCGGCCGGGAAGAGAAGCAGGCGCAATTCCGGGAGATCGGCGAGAAGATCCACGCGCTCGGCAATCAGATCATGAGCAAGGACGGGGAGATCATCGAAATCATTGATCCTCCCGCACCGGAGCCACTCGACCTCCCGCCGGCCGACGAGACGGAACTCACGCGGATCCGCGCGGCCCTGGGGCAACTCGATATCACGGCGGCGCAGAAAGTCCTCGAGGCCGCGGCGCAGGCTGAGGCGAAGATCGCGGAGCTCACCGCGCGCATCGAGACGCTGGAGGCTGACGCTCGTTCACTGAACGAGAAGGCAGCGCGCATCCGCGCATCTCTGGACCCGTCAATCGCTCCCGCGCATGAGGAGGCCGTGAAGCAGTACGAGCAGGCGCGCGCGGACTACACGACGGCGAAGGAAGAGCGGGCCACCGCAGCGGCGAAGCTGGAGGCTGCCGAGAAGCAACTCGCGGCGATAACGAAGCAGAAATGCGAGCTCGAGGAGTTGCGGACCTCACTGGTCAGTATGGAGGCCGAGGCCGCGGAGTGGCGGTACTTGGAGACGGCATGCGGGCCGGACGGAATCCAGGCGCTGGAGCTCGACGCAATGGGCCCGGGCATCGCGGAGGTGGCCAACCGTCTGCTCTCTGCCGCGTATGGATCGCGCTTCTCAATCGAGTTGCGCACGACCCGCATGGCAGGGAAGGGCAGCAAGACGCGCCAAGTCGAGGACTTCGCAATCATCGTTCTCGACAACGAACTCCTGAGCGAGCAGCCGATTGAGACGCTGTCCGGCGGCGAGTCGGTCTGGATCAAACAGGCGATCTATGCGGCGTTCTCGATTGTCAGAGACAAGACGACCGGCATTCGTTTCCTCACATGCTTCAAGGACGAATGCGATGGAGCGCTCGATCCTGAGTCGCGCGCGAAGTACTTCCAACTCCTCGAGGTGGAGCACAACGAGAGCGGCCGACGCCACACCCTAATCATCACGCACAGCGAATCGGCGCAGGAAATGATTCCGCAACGCATCATGATGCAGAGGACACAATGAGCCGGCCCTGTAGCATTGCCGGATGCAATCGGGCCAGCAGAAGGCGCGGCATGTGCCCGATGCACTACTGCCGGACCAGGAAGCACGGAGATCCTGGGAAGCCAGGCCGTAGTTTCGAATACCACGGAATGCGTGGAACGAAGGTATACAGCACTTGGCATCACATGATTGAGCGTTGCGAGAACCCGAAAAACATAGGCTATCCGACGTACGGAGCGAAAGGGATCTCCGTCTGCGGGCGATGGAGGGAATCCTTCATCGCCTTCCTGGCCGATATGGGAGAACCGCCAAGCCAGAAGCATCAGATCGATCGTATCGACTCGTCCGGCAACTACGAACCACAGAATTGCCGCTGGC